CCTGTTTTATCTCAACCACCGGTTCAAACTAGACAAATGGAAGACCCTATTAATCCAGATCCTAAAGCTGAAGCATGGGCTAGCGATAACTCATGGTTTGGTACAGATAAAGCAATGACTTATACTGCTTTTGAAATACACAAGGATTTAACGGAAAAAGAAGGTTATGATCCAAACTCAAACGAGTATTATGCAGAAGTTGATAAAAGAATAAGAGTTGACTTTCCGCATAAGTTTGGTACTACTAATAATAAGCAATCGACCGCCCCTGTTCAGACAGTGGCTTCTGCTACAAGAAGCGTAAAGCCTGGTCGCAAAACTGTGAGACTCACATCTTCACAGGTAGCAATAGCTAAAAAATTAGGTGTGCCACTCGAAGAGTACGCAAAACAATTAAAACACGTGAAGGAAGGAGCGTAATATGGAAAAAGAAAACAAAAATACTTCATCTCGTGCGAACGACACACGGTCAAAATCTGAGAGACCTAAAGTGTGGGTTCCACCATCTTCTCTAGATGCACCCCCTGCACCTGATGGATTCAGGTATAGATGGATAAGAGCAGAAAGCGTTGGCTTTCAAGATACTAAAAACGTAACTGGAAGAATAAGAGAAGGTTATGAATTAGTGAGATCTGAAGAAGTCGAAAATGCATCTGATTATCCAGTCCTCGATGAGGGCAAATACAAGGGAGTGATTGGGGTCGGTGGCCTTTTGCTTGCAAAGGTACCAACAGAGATCGCGCAACAACGTCAAGACTATATGTCTAACAGACATAAAGAACGAGACGAAGCCGTAAGTAACGATCTTATGAAGGAGCAGGATAGTAGAATGCCGATCAATGTTGAAAGGCAATCTCGTGTAACCTTCGGTGGTACGAAAAAATAATTTTTCAAATCACTGAATTTAATAAACCGTACTGGAGGCCCCTCGGGGCAGGTACATAAGGAGAAACAACTATGGCAAATAGAAACACACAAGGTTTTGGTTTGATCCCTGCAGGAACACTTGGCTCAACGCCAGCGACTTCTGGTCAAGGCAAATACAAAATCGATGCGGGTTATGCAACCACGATATATCATGGTGCAGCCGTTGCTTCTGCTGCTGGTTACATCGTTGAAGGACAAGGAACTGCGACTCCTGTTCTAGGCGTACTTAATGGAATATTCTACAACGCGGCTACAACTTTAAAGCCGACGTTTGCGAATCATTACGTTCAAGTAACACCAGCAAACTCAGAAGATATCGATGCATTTGTATTCGATAACCCACAACAACAATATGTAGTAGCAACAGATGCTGCAGTAGCACAATCTGGATATTTAGAAACGTATGATATGAATACAACAGCTGGTAGTACAACTACTGGTCAGTCTTCAGCTACGTTAGATATCGGAGATACAAGTGCTGATGCAGACTCTTGGAGATTACTTCGATCTGCTGAAGATCCTGAAAACGATGAAAATGCGGCTTTCAGATCTGTAGTAGTAGTTGCTAATCTAATTGAGCTACAATCGTAAAGCTAGAATAGGAGAACAAAAATGGCAATATCACGATCACAACTAGTCAAAGAACTAGAGCCAGGTTTGAACGCACTGTTCGGCTTGGAATATAAAAGGTATGAAAATCAGCACGCTGAGATTTATACAACAGAATCATCTGACAGAGCTTTTGAAGAAGAAGTAATGTTAAGTGGTTTTGCAAACGCACAAGTAAAAGGTGAAGGTTCTGGAGTTTCATTCGATGAAGCACAAGAAACTTTCACAGCTCGTTACACTCACGAGACTGTAGCTTTAGCGTTCGCAATCACTGAAGAAGCGATTGAGGACAACTTGTATGATAGACTTGCGTCTAGATATACAAAAGCTTTAGCAAGATCTATGAGTAACGCTAAGCAAGTAAAAGCTGTTGACCCATTAATTAATGGTTTCACAACTTTCTTGGCTGGTGATGGAAAAGCTTTAATGGCTACAGATCACCCGACAGTTGCTGGTTCATTCAGTAACGAATTAGCGGTATCTTCTGACTTAAACGAAACTTCATTAGAACAATCAATGATTGACATTGGTAAAATGACTGATGAAAGAGGTTTAAGAGTTGCAGCAACAGGTGTAAAATTAATTATACCTTCAGCGCTTCAATTTACTGCTGACAGACTTATGAATTCTGCAGGCAGAACTGGTACAGC